TCTATTTGGTGATCCTATATTATCTAATGAGTTTATTCTGAAAGAAATCTTATGAAAATAGAATTTGAAAAACAATTTGGTAAGGGTGTAGATCCTTGGTACGATAAAGCTGAAAGATGGGTTAAGAAGAAATTTAAAAACCCATTTATACAACATCTTGCATTAGGTTTTATTGAATGGTTAAAACAAAAATGGATTGATATTAAGATTGAAAATACAATGAAAACTGTTGATATACAAGCAAAAAATATAGTAGAAACATGGGAGAAGGAAAACAAACCTACCACTATTATTACCACTACGCCATCTAAAGTTAAAGGTTTAGATGACATGGAAATAAAACGAAAGGATTGACAGTATCATATTGATGTGTTATACTGATTAGGAAATATCTTCTCCTCTCTAAATAATTACAAGATTGGAGTACGCCATGATTGATTTAACAGCAATAGTTGTATTACTGACTCTAGGAGCTTTTATTCTAGGATCACTTACAAGTTGGATAGCTAAAGACTATGTAGATTCTTATCTAGATAATGCTGCATATGCAAAAGCTATATCTCATCCAGAGATGCTTAATGAAGATGGTACTGTAGATCAAACAGAACTTTTAACAGTAATGTTTCCTACACCAGAAGAGGAGGAGGAACTCGAAGAAGAGTAATTATGATTCTCGTTGACATGAACCAATGCATGATCAGTAATCTGATGATGTCACTAAAGGTTGGCGAAAAACTTGATGAAAATCTAGTTCGTCACATGGTATTGAACTCTCTAAAATCTTACAATAGAAAGTTTAGAGAAAAATATGGCGATATGATTCTTTGTTACGATAGTAAACACTATTGGAGAAAGGATTTTTTCCCCTATTACAAACAAAATAGAAAAAAAGATAGAGAAAAATCTAACTATGATTGGAACGCTATCTTTGAAATCTTAAATAAAATTCGTGACGAGATAAGGAGTAACCTTCCTTATATTGTGATGGAAGTAGATGGTGCTGAAGCAGATGATATTATCAGTGCTTTATGTAAACATCTATCTCAGAAATATCCTAAAGATCAGATACTTATTTTATCTGGTGATAAAGATTTTATTCAACTGAGAAAATTTAATACTGTAACTCAGTATAATCCTTTGCAAAAAACTTTTGTAGCAGATTTTAATCCTATAGAATACATTGCAGAACATATCATTAAAGGAGATAGAAGCGATGGTATACCAAACTTCTTATCCTCTGGTGATACTTTTGTAACAAATAAAAGGCAAAGACCTATTAGTAAAAAGAACTTAGAGAAATGGATCTATGCTGATCCATCTGTGTTCTGTAATACTAAAGAAAAACTTGATAATTATAAGAGAAATAAAAAGCTTATAGATCTGGAATGTATTCCTGATGATTTAAGATCTAAAATTCTCGATGAATTTAAGTCGTTAAATAGTAACGATAAAACAAAATTGTCTGTTGACTATTTTGTAGAACATAAATTGGTTTCATTAATGAATAACTTGGAGGACTTTTAAGATGGCCGAACTTGACAAAAACCAAATGTTACTTTCTGAAGTTTTGCAGAAAGTATCTAATGCAAAAACAAAACCAAAAAAAATTGAACTATTAAAGCAACTAAGAACAGATGCTTTAACTTCAGTTTTAATATGGAATTATGATACTAGTGTAGTAAGTATGGTTCCAGAAGGTGAAGTACCTTATACACCTAATGATGCACCAGCTGGTACTGAACACTCAAGACTCTTGAAGGAGTATAGAACTTTATATCACTTTGTAAAAGGTGGTAACAATACTCTAAACAGACCTACAAGAGAAAGAATGTTTCTTCAACTGCTTGAAGGTTTACATGCTGACGAAGCATCTTTAATTTGTTTAATTAAAGATGGTAATCTTCAAAAGAAATATAAGATTACTAAAGCATGTGTAGATGAAGCATTCCCTGATATACAATGGGGTAAGAGATCATGATGATACTTCATGAAGATTGTGATCCTAAGTTAGCAGAAGATAAGAAATTACCTTATACTGCTTACTTAATTTGTTATAAAAAAGATAATACAGGATCAATTCACCATGATATTACTGTCGCTGGTACTAAAGTAGAACTATTTGATCACTACTACGACAAATATAAAAAAGGTTTCCAATGGATGAAACAATCCGAAGGAAGAATTGCTCCATACTTATGGAAAATACAAACGGCGCCACCGCCAAAAAAGAAGAAAAAATGAACGATAAAAAAGCAGCGAAGAAGATTATAAAAATTTATAAAAAACGTCCAGATTATTATAGTAAACAGGACGTTCTATATGCAAAACTATTCCGAAAACATGAAAGTAAATCTGGTAAGTGTGACTCCGAAAGCAGAGGAGACAATGGGGTATGTAGCGAGAGTCAGCAACCCCAACAATCAGGACAATCCAAACGTAAGTGGTTTGTTAGGTTATTGCATCAAGCACGGTCACTGGTCGGTATTTGAACAGGCACATATGACAGTGGAAATTAATACCACTAGAGGACTTGCTGCACAAATATTACGACATAGAAGTTTTACATTTCAAGAGTTTAGTCAACGATATGCTGACAGTAGTATGTTGGGTAAGGAAATTCCTATACCAGAATTAAGAAGACAAGACAATAAGAATAGACAGAATAGTATTGATGATTTAGATCCATTTGTAGTTCAAGATTTTGAATTGAAAATGCAGAGGCATTTTGTCGATGGAATGAAAATTTATAAAGAGATGTTAGAAGCTGGAGTTGCAAAAGAATGTGCTAGATTTATTCTACCACTTGCTACACCAACTCGTTTGTATATGACAGGTAGTGTTCGATCATGGGTTCATTATATTGAATTAAGAACAGGACATGGTACACAGAAAGAACATATGAATGTTGCAAGAGCAGTTCAATGTATTTTTATAGGAGAATTTCCAATTGTAAGTGAGGCATTAGGATGGAACACTATGACCCACAAGTAGGCGATTATGTCGTCTGGGAACGTCCTTATTGGGGCGGAATATTAAAAGATGAAGGTTGGGTTTACTTTAAAGGAGATCCACCAGTTCCAAAAAAAGGATGGGTTACTGCACCAACATATATTACAATTGAAACCCATGTAAAACCAAAGCCATATTGTAAACTTACAAAGAAAGATCCTCACAAAATGATTCATACTTTGTTATTATGTTACTCAACAAACTGGCACCAATTGAAATACATTAAAAATCGTAGACATGAACCTTTGGAAAAATTATAAAGAAGCATTATCTAATGCTATTCAATTAAAAGAAAATGAAACATGGGCTACATGGGAAGGTAAGGGAACTCAACTTGTAGCAAAAACATATACGAATAAACATCTCATTAAGTCAAGAGAGGTAGAGATATGGTCTGATAATTCATGTATCTATAATAATATTCTGTATCCAAAAACAGGTAGTAATCTGCCTTGTTTTGGTATGGATCTGATGGCGTTTAATGAGAAGAGAGTAATCGTAGTATTTGATTTCCAACATCCTGTAGAAAATTATTTACTTTCTTTTGATGATCTACCAAAAGCAGAGAAAGAATATAGATTTTTTGAAATGGGAAATCATTTCTCTGAAAATATATTTGTTAGGTATTGTAAGATGGAAGAAGTAGATGCTTATCTATCTACATTTAAGAACTACTTGACTAAGTACAGAAATATGTTAGAATTAGAGAAACCAAAACACAATGACACAAGTGTGTACAAAGACTTCGATACTTATATGACTCGACTAGATCCTGTGGGTGGTTATCTCAAAGGTAAGTTCGGTCAAGAAAAAGCAGAAAGTCTTGTTAATGATTTCTTATTCAATTTCAAATGAATATCTTTGTTACTGATCCATCTCCAACAATTTCTGCACAGGTATTACCTGACAAGCATGTTGTTAAGATGCCACTAGAATCATGTCAGATGCTTTCTATTATTTTTTCTCATTGGTATCTTCATTGGGGTGATAATCTCCTCAAGAAAAAAGATGGTGAACCATACAAAACATCTAAAGGTGCCTTTCGTAATCATCCATGTACTCAGTGGGCTGCTTCAAGTATGCCAAACCTTGCATGGTTAATAGAACATGGAATTGCTTTGTCAAACGAGTACACACATCGATATGATAAAATACATTCCTGTGCTGCACCCTTGCACGAGTCTAGAGAAATATTCAATGCTCGTTCCAAAACAGATGTCAGTTGTTATCCCTTGGTTAATTCTTTTACCAGAGCAATGCCTGATGAATACAAACATAACACAAGGATTGACACTTTTACTGCTTACAAAACTTACATTGCCAGCAAACCTTGGGCTGCATCTAATTATCTTCGTGACCCATCCAGAAAACCGAATTGGTTATGACTAAATAACTTTGTAAAGATTCATTAATTATGGCAATTTATCCTGTTATACACAAAGAAACTGGAGAGAAAAAAGAAGTCTCTATGAGTATCCATGATATAGATCAATGGTATTCAGATAATCCTAACTGGCATAGAGATTGGCAAGCTGGTGTTGCTGGATGTGGTGAGGTAGGTCACTGGAAGGCAAAAGTTGATGGTGGATTTAAAGATGTATTAACTAACATTAAAAATCATCATCCAGGCGCTACATTTGATCCTAACTCTTACTAATTATGGCAAGAACTAAGAAGAAGTCTCTATCAGAAACTTCAGATAAAGTATTAAAAAGAAAGAGACCTATTAATTCTCAGTATCTTTTAGATATTGAACCTCTAACTCCAGCTCAAGATAAAGTATTTGCTGATTGGAAAGATGGTAAAAACTTATATCTTTATGGTGCTGCTGGTACAGGTAAAACTTTTGTTGCATTGTATTTAGCTTTAAGAGCTGTGTTTGATGACCATACTCCTTACGATAAAATTTATATTGTAAGATCTCTTGTAGCAACAAGAGAGATTGGTTTCTTGCCTGGCGATCATGAGGATAAATCATTTTTATATCAGATACCATACAAACAGATGGTACAATATATGTTTGAGATGCCTGATGATGATTCATTTGATAATCTCTATAACAATTTAAAAGTACAAGATACTATTTCATTTTGGTCTACAAGTTTCATTCGAGGAACTACATTAGATAGATCAATTGTTATCATAGATGAATGTCAAAACTTGAATTTTCATGAATTAGATAGTATAATAACAAGAGTCGGAGAAGATACTAAAGTTATGTTCTGCGGCGATGCTTTACAATCTGATTTAGTGAAAACTAATGAAAGGAATGGCGTATATAACTTCCTTGGTATTATTAGAACTATGGAAGAGTTTGGTGTAACTGAATTTGGTATACCTGATATCGTTCGTTCTGGATTGATTAGAAGTTATCTGATAGCTAAAATCAATGCTGGGTTGTAATGTTTAATCACTGTGAAATAGATGTGACTCCTTTAAAAAGAGTCAATCTAAATGGTACAAGATATTATAAGGTTGGAGATCAAAAACTTCCATCTATAACATCTATTACCAGTCATAAATCTAGAAAATCAATTGCAGAATGGCGCCGCAGAGTTGGTACTGTAGAAGCAAACAAAATTTCTAGAAGAGCTGCCAGTCGTGGTACTGACACTCATACAATTACTGAATACTATCTAAAAAATTTAGAACTTCCAGAGGTTCAACCATTATCAGATTTTTTATTTAAAATATCTAAACCTTTTTTAAATAATCTTGATAATATATACGCTCTAGAAAAACCACTATATAGTATACAGTTAGGTGTAGCAGGAACTGTTGACTGCATTGCAGAATACAACGGTGAACTCGCCATCGTGGACTTCAAAACTTCTAAGGAACCAAAACCTAGAAAGTGGATTGAAGGATACTTTGTACAAGCAGCTGCTTATGCTTGTATGTTATATGAATTAACAGGTCTAACTGTTAAAAAACTAGTAATTATCATGTCATGTGAAAATGGAGAATGTGAAGTCTATGAAGAATACAACAAGTCCAAATTTATTAGATTACTTATGCAATACATCAAGGACTGGAAAGCATTTAATGAAACAACAAAAGGATGAACTCGAAAATTTATTGGACGGTAAATTTTTAACCGCTTCTAAATTCTCAATGGAAATAGAAAAGATCTTCCTTGCTTGTAAAGGAGAATTAAATTACATGGAGGCAGTGATTTGTTATTGTGAAGAACATGACATTGAATTGACTACAGTAAACAAACTTATTTCTAAACCACTTAAAGAAAAACTTCGTGCAGATGCACAAAGATTGAATTGTATTAAACGAACTACTCGAGCTAAACTACCGCAAGTGTAATGACAGGTTTTGATGTCTACAAAACTTACTTAGCATTAAAGTTACACTTCACTAAAGATAACTATAATTATTTTACCTTCAATGGTAAATCTAGGGCATCTCAGTCAGCGTTTGATAAAAGAAAAGATAGATATTTTTTTAAAAAATTAGCTGCAAAGTTTGATAAAGATACAGTTGTACAATATTTTGTATCATACTTTGTAAATAATAACAACACATGGATTGGCGATATATCAATACATGGTTCTAAAGTATACACTGACTGGAAGAAAAAGGTTCAGAGTATGTCATTTATATTTGAAAGTGATATAGATTATCTATTAGATATTTCTAAGTTTGAAAAAGTATTTGAATGTAAATCTGGCAATCATCCTATCTTATTGCAATCATATTATGGAGATAGAATTACATTAGAAACATTAGTCATTTTAAATAAACTTTTAAATTTTATTCCTGACTTTGATAAACAAATTATAGAACCTGTAGTATGGCCTGATACAAAAAAACAGGTTGTGAAATACGAACCATTCCTTCAAATAGATCGTGATAAATATAAATGTATCCTGTTAAAAAAATTAGCATAGAACATGGCATTTTTTGATAATCCTATCATTAGAGCTGAATCAGTACAGTTATTTGAAATCTATCAAAGACTGGTTGATTTATCTTCTAGAGGTATGACACTAGATAATGAAGAAAAAAAAGAATACTTAGAAAAAGTTGGTAGAGTTATAGAACTACAAAAGGTTTTATACTTTCGTGCAAAATATTCTGAGGACGATGATGCTTTTGAATTTATACAATACTTAAAACAATCTGCAAGACTATTAGGATATACTAACGGTGATATCGATGAGTGTTTTGTTTCTATGCAAGCAGATGTTGAAAGAGCATTAGAGTTATTAGATGATTGACAAATACCAATAACTATGTTACAATAAAAAAAGTAAGCCAAATACTAAAAAATACGGAGAACACACATGTCTTTTTCTGCACTGAAGCGAGATTCTGCTTCTGCTTTTCAAAAATTAACTAAGGAACTAGAAAAGGTTTCATCTGGTGAATCAAATTCTAAAGATGATAATCTTTGGAAACCTGAGATGGATAAAGGTGGTAATGGTTACGCTGTAATCAGATTCCTACCAGCACCTAATGAAGAAGATCTTCCTTGGGCAAAACTATTCAGTCATGCTTTCCAAGGTCCTGGCGGTTGGTATATTGAGAACTCATTAACAACTATTAACAAGTCTGATCCTGTTGGTGATTTAAATCGTCAATTATGGAACTCTGGATCTGATCGTGATAAGGAAACTGCTCGTAAACAAAAACGTAAGTTATCTTATTACAGTAACATATTTGTTGTTCAAGATCCTTTACATCCTGAGAATGAAGGTAAAGTATTCTTGTATAAGTATGGAAAGAAAATCCATGATAAGATTGTCGAAGCTATGCAGCCTGCATTTGCTGATGAGACTCCTATCAATCCATTTGATTTCTGGAAAGGTGCTAACTTTAAGTTAAAGATTCGTAAGTTAGATGGTTATTGGAATTATGATAAGTCTGAGTTTGATAAAGTATCAACTCTTGGAGACTTTGATGATGCTGAATTAGAAGCTATCTACAAATCAGAACATTCTCTTACAGCATTTACTGATGCTAAGAACTTCAAAACATATGAAGAACTTGAGAAGAGAATGAATACAGTTCTCTCTGCTAAGAAAAAGGTATCACCGATACCCGAAGAAGATCTTGAAGATGAAAGTGAAGGTCGTGGGCCTGTACCATCTGTATCAGCAACTGTTGAACCTCCTGCTCGTTCTAATGAGGAAGAGGAAGATGTAATGTCATACTTCTCAAGACTCGCAGAAGAGTAATACGAATTTAAAAATTCAATAAAAAAAGCCTCGAAAAAATTTTCGGGGCATTTTTTTGTCTAAAAGGTTTTTACTGATATGGTTCTGATATTCTTAATCCACTTTTAGTAATTTTATATTTCGTTTCATACTTTAATAGACTTTCTAATTCATCTTCTAATATAGATAAGTATTGCTGTCTAGGAATTATAATTTCTCTTTTCTTTTCATTCTCTTCATACTCCCATTCTCTATTCGTTACTTTAGTAAGTCCTGTCGAAGCAGGAACAATATTTTCTACTTGAGTATTAGGACTACCACCAGACTGTGTAAAATATTTAAAAGTCCAGTTCACAGCACTACCTGATTCATTTTGTATTTGTGGAACATAGTTTGATGTTTGTTGAGCAGTAGTTCCTTCATAAAATTCAACAATTACACCTTGTTCTAATACTGTACCTAAAGTTGTGTCTGTAACTTTATTTGTTTCCCAATGTCTAGTATTATCTATTGATGTGCCATATTTATTATCCATATAATCTTCTAATTCATTTGATGATAAAGGCCATTCTCTACGAATATCAATAATATTATTCATCAATAGAATTGTCCAGTACCATTTTGAATCATTAAACTTTTTGTATGAAACTTGTTCTACAGTTTCGCCAGGCGTAACAGTGTAAGGTAAAGAAGAAGAAAATATACTATTAAAGTTATCTCTACTTCTTAATCTACGAAAGAAATTTTTAGATACTTTATAGTCATCTTTATTTTTAAAATCTGGGTATAAAAAATTTGGTTGTGAATCGAAAAACATTTTAATATCCTAAAGCAAGTACTTCTTGTGATGTAATAATTTCAGTCTCAGTAAATCCTAGAGTTAAATCATATGCAACTGGATTTGCACCTTCATAAGTTGCCCATATATTATCTGGAGTATAATTAATCTGTGCATCTGTCATGACACATGGTTTAATTTTAGGAAGAGATTTAATCTGTTGACCAGTATCGCCATTTTTCCAGTTCAATCTGAATATCATAGGAACTGTTAACCAACGATCAGAAATATTTCCAGCATCTAAACTTCCGCCATTTTCTTTAAGTCCTAGTTTAGCAGCGTAATCTGGTAATGATCTTCCTCTTATAACTTTAATAATATTTTGAATAGCGTCTGTCTCTTCATCATTTCTTGGAACTAATTTCCAGTTAAAACTAAAAGTTCTCATTCCAACTCCACCGAATACTTGTTCGACATATGGATTTAGAATTTTACCAAAACCATTTTGAGTAAGTTGAGCTGCACCGCCACCTAAACCAGGCAGTTTATCTAGTACACTCATTACAAGTCCTTGAGATCCAGCTTTTGCAGCAGCTTGAAGTGTTGTTGCAATATTTGCTGATGAAGAATCATTTGCAATCTGTTTTGCCAATGATGGTAAAATTTTACCTGCTATACCAGAACCCTCATTGTATTTTGGATTGTCTTGATAGTTTACATTCGCTGGTATAGGTAGTCTAATTTGTTCAAATATTTTTGCTTTGGTTTTTGATTGTGTATTACTAAAAAATGTACCATCTGTTATATCAAAACTAACGTTAGTTGTTGAAGCTTCTGTAATTGCACTCTCACTGGTAGCCTCAGTTGCTTTTGGTGTATTTGTTACTGGTGTTTGCGTTACAGAATATTGAACATCACCTGTCAATTGAAATTCTACTATATCTATTTGCAAAAAATCATGCTGATCTGCTATAGGCCATCTTAGTTTACTATTAAGGACTAGATTACCAGAATTATTTTGATCAAACTGTGTTAGATTACTTAGTTCTGCTGGAACAGTGTATATTTTTGAGGCCATAAATACTAGGAAGACCGCTATTTCTCTATAGCTATATATGAATACTCTGAAAGGCAGATTTACACCAAGGAACATTAGGAAGTATAGAGGTGACTACCGTAACATTATTTTTAGGTCATCTTGGGAACTTAAGTTCATGAAATATTGTGATTCTAATTCTAATATTTTAGAGTGGGGTAGTGAAGAGGTTGTAATTCCATACAGATCTCCATTAGATAATCGAGTTCATAGATACTTCCCAGATTTTTATATGCAAATCAAGGAATCAAATGGTACTACTAAAAGATACTTGATTGAAGTGAAACCAAAGAGACAAACAAAACCGCCAGCAAAACAAAAAAGACAAACGAAAAAATATATCTATGAAGTAACTGAGTATGCAAAGAACCAAGCAAAATGGGAGGCTGCAAATCAATTTTGTTTAGACAGAAGATGGCAATTTAAAATCATCACAGAAGACGAACTTAAGGTATGAGTGTTTTCAGCATAGTACAAGAAGCAGCAGGAGATGAACCACGTTCTTATGAGTGGTATCGGAAGACAGTGCGAACAGTTTTTAAACAAAGTGATTTGTTTGCTGATCTAACTGAGTTGGAAGAGACTATGGTTCCAAGTCCAGGCTCACTCTATTTGTTTGAGTACAAAGCAGTTTATGCAGAGAGATTAAATTTTTATGATAGATTTCCTTTAGTCTATGTGATTCAAGGAGGACTACAATTTAAAGGATATAATTTACATTATTTAAGTTTGAGAAAACGATTAGAGGCTGTTGCCTTACTAGAAAGTGGAACTTTACCAAGGATAGATATGAACGCTTACCATAGTTATTTGACTGTAGGACTAGAAACACCAATGTTTCTGATAAATAGTGCTGATTATAAGACTGCTGCTTTTCTACCTGTAGAAGATTTTGGTGGATTAAGTAAACTTGCTGTCTGGAATGGGGCTAAACAATGACACTCTCAAACTTAAATGAATTTAAAGCTAAGTTTCAAACTTATGGTTTCAGTTTGGCGAATCTCTATGATGTTCAGATAGATGTTGGTGGTAGTAGTAAATTATTTGAGGTGCTTCAAGGTAAGTTTAGATTAGCTGATGGTAGTGCTGGTCTAGGACAGATGATGGAACTGATGAAATTATATACAAATGAAGCTACGATGCCTGGCGTAAATATGTCTACGAGTGAGTACCGAATTACCAATACACCTCAGTTAAAATATGCCTATGGTGCAGTGTTCAATACATTTTCTATGACATTCATGTTAGATTCTGGTTCATTGATTCGACAAATATTTGATGTATGGACTGACACAATCTATCCATATTCTAGATGGTCAAGAGACAATGGTACTTTAAGAACCAAGTATAAGGATGATTATGTTTCCGACATTACTGTATTGAAATATGAAAGATCCAACTCATCTATGATGAATCTAAACAAGTTAAAATTCAATGCAAAGTCAAAAAGAATGATGACAAAGGAAATTATTCCTGATAAAATAGGTGGTACGACTGGTTTCTTTAAGTCAGTTCCAGTTCATGCTATTAAAATAGTAAATGCTTTCCCTTCAAATATATCTTCTACACAATTGGGTAATGAATCATCTAGTATGACTCAACTATCAATTGATTTTGAATATGAGACAATTAGGCCTACTGGAGCTCGAAGAAAAGATGATGCTGATGGAGAATCAGCACTCGATCCTTTTGCAACAGAGGGCCTATTTGCATAACTTTAAAAAACTCGTATAAATATTTTTATAATATATTATTGTTATAATGCCTTTACCAAAGTTAAACACGCCAACCTATGAGTTGACATTACCATCCTCAAACAGGAAAGTTAAATATAGACCCTTCCTTGTAAAGGAGGAGAAGATACTTCTTATCGCTATGGAGACAGAAGATGAGAAGGAAATGCAGAACGCTGTCAAACAAATCCTCAAGAATTGTATTCTTACTAGAGGTATTAGTGTAGACAAACTTGCTGTATTTGATATTGAATATCTATTCCTAAATATCAGAGGTAAATCTGTAGGTGAAGAGATAACATTGAACATTGTTTGTCCTGATGATGAAACAACTGAAGTGGAAGTCGCTGTCAACGTTGAGGATGTCAAGATTCAAAAATCTGATAAACACAATACAGTGATTCAATTAAATGATAAAGTTGGTATTGTTATGAAGTATCCAAGCATGGAAATGTTTGTGAAAAATAATATTACAGGTGATCCTGATCAACAAAAAGTTGATACCATATTTGATATGACAATTGATTGTATATCTCAGGTTGTAGAAGGAGAGGATGTTCTAGAATCAAAAAGTTTCTCTAAAAAAGAAATGTTAGAGTTTGTAGAAACATTTGACACACAACAATTCCAGAAGATACAAGATTTCTTCGAGACTATGCCTAAATTAAGTCATAAGATTGAAGTTACTAATCCAAATACGAAGGTTAAATCTGAAGTAGTAATTGAGGGTCTCTCAAGTTTTTTCGACTAGTGTTGGCCCATGAATCATTAGAGAATTACTATCGAACTAATTTCGTAATGGTTCAACACCATAAATGGAGTCTTGAAACACTTGAGAATATGTTGCCATGGGAAAGAGAAGTTTATGTTCAACAACTTGTTGATTACATAGAAGAAGAAAACGAAAAACTTAAAAATCGCCAGTCACAATGATTAAAGGTTTCTTAAATTCAGCAAAATCAACCATGAGTAGTGTGGTGAAAAAAGGTGCTGGACTTAAAAAGTTTGCCAAAGGAATGACTGGTAAGACTTCTTCTGACTATCAATCAAGAGTTATGGGAGTTGGATCAAGTGGTGAATATCTTTCACCAGGCGAAAGAAAAGCAAGATTTAAAGGATTTACATTAGGTACAAAATCAGTAAAGAATACACCCACTGCTGCTAGACTTGCATTACCAGCTGGAGAATCAGATGGTGGAAGTGCAACTGGAAAACTAACGAATCATTTAGCAAAAGTAACACAATATCTGGAGAAGTTATTGGTTCTTGAGAACAATGCGATTGATCGATTACATGATAGAATTTTAGGAACTGCAAGAGATATAGATACAGATTCATCAGAAGCAGAAGAGAAGAAACAAGAAAGAGGTAAGGTAAAAGGTAGAAGAAAGAGAGATAGTGGTTTGATGAAAGGTATTAAGAAGAAAGCTGGTGGTATATTTGACTTCTTGATGACGTTTGGAAAGGCATTTGTAGGATTTAAATTATTAGAATGGTTGGGAGATCCAACTAACCATGCAAAAGTTACAACCTTTGTTAACTTTTTTACAGGAGTAGTTGAGTTTGTAGGAAAAATTGTAAAAGGAATTGGTGCTGGAATTAGTTTTACAGTTGAAAAAATAGGAGATGGAATTAACATCATCAAGGATACTGTTAATAAAATTGGAGAGTTTTTTAGTTTTGAATGGTTTGATGTTGAAGAAATAAAAGCACTCTTTACAGATGTTACAGAAATATTTACTGAAGGTATACCAAAATTATTTGAGGATGTAAAGAATTTTCTTTTAGTAGAACTACCAGATATGTTTGCTGGAATAGGTGAAGGAATTAGTAAATTCTTTGAACCTTTAACCAATTTTCTTACTGAAGATTTACCTAATCTTTTTACTGAGGTAGTATCAGGTGTGTTTACGAGAGTAAAAAAACTATTTGGATTTGATGATGGTGAAAATGATAAAGAATTATTTGTAGAAGATGGTGAGAAGGCAGAAAAAGGTGGATTCTTAACAGGCCCTAGACATAGTGGTGGTGGAGTTCCAATTGAGGCTGAAGGTGGAGAGTATGTTTTAAACAGAAATGCAACTGCTGGTATTGAAAAAACTATGCCAGGTTTTCTTGACTCAATGAACTTCGGTACTTTTCCTGCTAGAAGTGGTAGCACTGCTGCTAAACCTAGACCATCATATAAGTTTGGAGGTTATGTAGGTCCTAAATTTAGTGCTGGTAATCTAATTAAAACCACTCAGGTCAATCCACAGATTACAGTTGCTCCAAAGTTTGAAACTGGTGGTATGATTATTCCAAGTTTAACTAATGGATCTGGTAATAGATTAGAACTCGCTCAAGTTGTAAGTAATAATATAGTAGTAGGAAACGGTGTTGATCAAGTGGTTGTACATGAACAAGGATCACACTTCACATCTAATGCAGAACAAACTGCCTTTGATAGTGATTCTCTAGGTAATTGTGAACCACCAATTGATCAATGTCTTTTTGGAGTTAGATACTGATGGCAATTACCTCTGGTATTACACTCTATAAAGGAAACAAGTCTTCTGCTTTAAGTAAACCAACTCAGAGAATGACGAGTGGTGAAACTGTTACAGAGAAGTCTGTAGATGCTGGTAGATCTATGAGAAGATCTGCTCTTCTTTTAATGAGAAAGAGAATACAAAGAGATAAATTAGAATCAAAATATTTTAGATTACTTGATCGACAAAAATCAAAACAAAAAGCAAGAAATGAAGAAGAGAAACAAGAACAAACTTCTTTCTTAGGTTCAGTTGGTAGTGGTATAAAGCAAAGTGCTTCAAAGTTAGGAGGTAATTTGTTTGGTGCATTAGGAGATCTTTTAGGTTTTCTTGCATTGAATTGGGTTGCTGATCCTAGTAATCAAAAACTATTAACTGGAATAGTAACAGGTCTAAAATCAGTTCTTAAATTTATTGACTGGTTTGTTACTGGATCTGTTGATAACTTTTTTACAGGATTTAATAAACTGATTGCTGGTGATAGTATCTTAGAAAGATTTGTAGGATTCTTTCAGATGGTAACTGGTGCTGTTGGATTGTTTTATGCACTGAATCCATTAAAGGCATTTAAACATGCCTACAAATTAATTAAAGGTGGCCCTAGAAATTTTAGAATCTTAAAAGTCTTTTTTAAAAAGTGGCAGAAACAAGGACTTGGAAAAGGTTTGAAGTTTTTGTTTCCAAAAACATCTAAAGTATTAGAAAACATCTCAAAAAAATTTAGTAAAACATTTAAAATTCCTCAAGTCAAACAATTAGTTTCAAAAATTTTAAAGAAAATTTCGATATCTGGAACCAAATTTTTAAAAGGTAATAGTATTATACAAGCAATCTCAAAAAAATTACTTTTATTTGCTAAGTCTGGTGGTGGTAAAGGAGTTAAAACTGCATTAAAAACTATAACAAAACCTTTTAAAAAATTTGTTAATAAAGTACCTCTTATAGGACCTTTTCTTAGTGTGGTTATCAACAGAGCTTTTGGTGATCCTTGGGATGAAGCAATCATTAAAGCAATGGGTGCTGGTCTAGGACAATGGATGGGTGCTGGTCTAGGTACATTACTTTTTCCTGGCGTTGGAACACTTCTTGGTGGATTCTTAGGAGGACTGATAGGTGATTGGTTAGGTGGAAGAATTTATCAGTTTATAAAACATGGTAAAGATGGTAAGCTTGATCCAGTAACAGCACAGGAAAGATCCAAGCAAAGAGCTCTTGAAAAAGCACTTAAGGAAGCAGAGAAAAAAGGATTGACAGGTGATGAACAAGATGCATTTGTAGATAGAGCACTTGAGAGTTGGGAACTTAGTAATCTTAAATCTGAACAGATGATGTTAAGACAATTTGGAGGAGGTATTCTTGCTGATGAAACTGAATTTAAGGTTGTCGGATTGAACTCTAAGGATTTAAAATCTGGTCATTATATTAAAATTGGTGACGAAGTAATGAAAGTATTAACAACTAATTTCAGAACCATCAAACATTCATCTAATACACATAAAAACAAAATAAAAGATCAATTCAATACAATCACTGTACAAAGAGGATTTGGTGGTACTAAAGCTTCATCTCATAATAATGCTTCTATTATTGAGAGTCTTGGATTCAAAGATCCTATTATAAAAAATGGTAAATACATTTCTCGAACTGATAGTATGGAAAATGGAAGTAAAAATAAATTATTAGATGGAAAGATTAATAATGGTAATACTCAAATTGCCATAGCTAGTGTTGGTGGATCTACACATGTTAACAGCACAACTGTTAACTCAACATTTACTGGTGATGGTAATAACATTAAGGAAAATTCCTCACTCTAAAATAATTAAATGACACAACAATTTGAAGGCGATTTTAAATTAAAGAGTATTACTCTAACTCCTGTAGCAAAGGGTTCAGAGTATGCTGGATCGGCTATAGATATTAAGGAGTTGATTGCTGAAATTAATATTAAAGAGAGTGTTCTATCTACAAGTTTATATTGTAGTGTAGTTATGCAAGATATTGGTGAGAACTTGATAGAAAAACTTCCTATCATGGGTCAGGAAAAAATTAGAATGGTTGTATCAACCGCTAAGACCTCATATACATTAGAGTTCGTTGTCTATAGTGTAGATGGTAGAACTATGATGGAGAAGAATCAAGTCTATATCTTACATTGTTGTAGTCGAGAAGCACTAGTCAATGAAACATATAGAATCACAGAAAGATTAGATGGTGTTAAAGCACATGAATTTGTATCAGATAAGTTAGAGGTTATTACTGAAAAGAAACTCAATTTTGATGAGACTCTTCACAAGTTTGATATGTATGTACCAAACTGGAGATTCTTTGATACTTGTGCATGGTTTAGACCAAGAACAGTTGCAACTGAACATAAAGATTCTGTTGGATACTTATTCTGGGAGGGTTTTGAAAAATATAACTTTAAATCTGTAGATACTTTGTTTAATCAAACACCTTACCCTTCAAATAGTGTTAAGTATAGTTATGTACAAGCAAATGCTGCGATAGATGATACACAACGTAGAATTAAAAAATATGCATCACCAAAAGCATTTAATGTGTTTAATGATGCAAGAGCGGGAGGTTTTGCTCATGATGCCTGTTATGTTGATATCAATACAAGATCATATCGAATTTTTAGAACAACTGCTGATGATTTCTGGGATGATAGTGTTCATCTAGGAGATCTTAAACCATACAGAACTGATGCGCCTGTCAACTTTGCATTAGGTTCTGGAAGAATGGTCTATCGACCTACAACTGTGAATACATTTGGTAAATGGGAAGACCTTGAAGAAAAGGGAGAACTCACTGAAGACGAGTGGGTTGATCAAAAGAATAAGATGTATGAAAAAGCTCTGTACAGATTTTACTTTATGGAGTATAATAAACTTGACATTGCAATTCCAGGCGATTTAGATCTTCGTGCTGGTAGCATTATTAATGTTTCGATACCATCTCCGAACGTAAACAATGGCAATGTTAAAGAAGACAAACGAATGAGTGGTCGTTACTTGGTAAACTCTGTACATCATACACTAAATAGAGATAAGTTGAATACCAAAGTAACACTAACTAGAGATTCATATGGAGGTACATCTTTACCTGACAGTGAAGCTACTAGACGACAAGTAAACTTAGGAAACAAATAGGAGCAAAAACTATGACTACTATTAAACACGATTTAGATCATGAAGTTTATCTTGATCCTAAAGACGGTAAAGAACATACCAATCATGGTATGTTAGAGTATAAAAAATCTGAACTTGAAGAAGTTCATGCTGATTATGAAACATATCATAAAGATGATGTGGTAGAACCAAATGAAGGTAAGATAAATGATTGGCACACAAGACATGAGGATAAGCATTTAGAAATCTATTGCGACAATCATCCTGATGCATTTGAATGTAGAGTTTATGACGATTAAGTAATGTCAATTAATCCCACCCTCGAAACACCAGCTTTTATAGGTCATCAAGATTTTTCTTGGTGGTTAGGTACGGTTGTAAATGCTGATGATAGAGATGCAAAACTAGGAAGAGTTAAGGTTAACATCTTAAACAGACACAGACCTGATGCTAAACCATCAGATCTTCCTTGGGCTCTTGTAATGCAACCAACTACTAACGCTGCTGTAAGTGGTGTTGGTGTTTCTGCAAACCAATTAAAGCCTGGCAGTTTCGTGATGGGATTTTTCTTAGATCATCCTGACGATCAACAACCGATAGTCATGGGTACTTTGTTTAGTCAAGTTAAAGCAGTCATTGAACCTAAATCTCAAAATGCATTTGATAGGCCTGGTGCTGCAAACATTAGTGAACCGAATACAGGTGGAGATACAAGTGAGACTGGTCAAAATTTAGCAGCAGTTACAACTAATGATGAGAATCTTGATACAAGTGTAGTAGATAGTCATGTTGCTAGTTCATCATTTGAAGAATCAGAATCAAATCCATCAGGTTATGTTACTACAAAGTTAGTTGCAGATGGTAAAGATAGTGTAAAAAATACTGTTGCAAAAGAAATATCAACAATCATTAATGATTTAGCCAATATATTTAAAACTGGTACAATATATGATCCTAATTCTAGTAATCCTAGACTTACAAAAGAGTTAAATGCAGAGGAACAATTCATTCCTGTATCAAACTCATCTACATTTCCGCCAAGAGGTAAAGTTAAGATTGGCAGTGAGGTTATTGGTTATAACGGAAAAAATTCTTTTGGTTTGACTCTCGTTAAGAGAGGTATGGAGAAAACTAAAGATCAAGATCATAAGAAAGGAACTGCTGTAAAATATCTTCCAAAAACTGATTCACCTAGAGAACTTGTAGGTAAATTCAACGATAAAGTTATTGATATTCAATCGACAATTCAATCTGCGTTTGAAAAGATTAGAAACTTAATATGGCATATTGTTAATAAACTAAAGTCATTTATAATGAAACAAGTAACAAAGTTACTTAATTTAATTGGTTTATCTGCGATCAGTCCAATACCTTTATTTGCAAAGGGTGTAACTGAAATTATTCTACAAGTTCTTAGACAGATTGGTTGTACATTTGATTCATCTCTAGTTGATGCCATCATGGGTGGTATTGAAGGATTCATTGAAGCATTTGTCGAGAATATGTTGAACAGTCTTGCACAAAAAGCAATTGACTTTCTTAATTTTGCAGAGAATTGTATTAATCAAATCTTTGGATCAATTTTTCAGTTGGTAGAAGTTGCAAATCAAATATTAGATATTGTTGATTCAATACAAAATTTAATTAAAGCAGTAGGTAATATAAAAAATTTAACAGATTTATCTGAGTTGGCAACTGTTGGTAATATTGTTTCTTTCATTTTAAATCTATTAGGAATTGGTTGTAATAGAAGCACTGATGGTCCTATTAATATTGATTGGGAATCGTGTCCTATCACGGCAAATAATTGTAGTCCGTTCTCCCTCAGCATTACTAGCACCATTCCAGGCCGATGGTCTCCAGAATATTCAAAGATGTTTGTACAATCATCTGAATCTGGTCACGTTTTCATTCAAGATGATACGCCTGGATCTACTAGAGTTGTGATTGCACATGGCCCAAGTAAATCAGGTATTGATATTCAAGACAATGGTGATGTAAGAATTACTAATAGTAATACTAAGACAGAAGTTACAGTCAAGGACGAGAGAGTATTTATTAAAGGAGCACAGATCGTAGATGTAGGTGGGGATTATCATTTAAAAGTTGGTGGTAACTATCATTTAGAAGTTCGTGGACAATACAATGTCTTTGCGAACAAAGAAAGTAAAGTTACATACAATGGTGAACATGAAACAATCTATGAAAATGACTCAGAACTATCTGCTGCAAATGGATTAGCAATTGCTGGTTCTAAAGTTGGTATCTCTGGATCAGGACAGATTGATATGTTTGCTCCTACTATTTCTCACTTCTGTACAGAAATGAATACTGTTGCAACTGGATCAATCAATAACATTTCTACATTTCACAATGAATTTATTCTATTGAATAAGTTAAGACTCGCTGGTTTATCTGATCTTAAATTTAATCTTGGACAAACTGGTAAGTTTGCAGCTGGTACTGATACTCATTTGGTTGTTGGTAAGACTACAAACATGAAAGTTGGTGCTGAAACTGAGACTACTGTTGGTGCAACAAACAGAACATTGGTGGGTGCTGGACAAGAAACAGAGGTTGGTGTAAAGAGTGAGAATAATTTAGGTGCTAAGATAAGAAATGGTTTAGGTATATTTAATAAAAATACTGCTGGTGCAAACATTGAGAACGTTGCTGCAATTAAAGTGAACACTGAAGCTGCACTTAACTGTAACTTCGCTGGTGGGCCTCATTTCATGGCGTAACACTTGACACTCATCATGTTTTATGGTACTCTTATTACAGAAATAGAAACCTTATGAATATCGATGATATTCCAGCCGACTGTCAACTATCAAAAGTTAAAATAGATATTTTATCTAGAACTATCAAATTGTATGGTGATGGTGGCGAATTAATAGAACTGATTGAAGCAGACTCAGATGACTTTACCAAGATGTGTAACTTCATCAATGAAACACTGGAAGATTATCCAGACAGAGTTGAGTATGTATTCTGAGGCAAAATTCGACTTTTGATTACCAGAAAGTCGAGAAAAAAATTCTGGGCCAAAATGAGTCCCAGCCTTTTTCTATAAATAACAAAGATTCACTTTATATTTGAAATGACAGAAACTGCTGATGTGACAGGAATGACCTTTTCTCTTGATTCTGAGATTGAAGGTAAATTTTTAGATTGGATAGATGAACAAAATAAATTGATTGTTGAAGACCAGTTAAAAAGTGAAGAATTTAACGAAACACAAAAACAAATTCAACAAAAAACTTTGGACGCTGGTGCTCCAGTTCCAATATATGATATAAATTCTGGATACTATAGTATAAGCTTTACACCAGTTGCTTGGGGTAATCGTATTTTCGTACATAATCATTTTACAGGTAAATCCTTTAAATTATTTGATTATGAAGATTTTCAAGAAGCAACCGCTAAAGTTAATGAAGAAATAAAGGAGTCTCCTACGTTATAAATAGTTTTTGATTAGAAATAACGCAATTTTAACGGGTTTTATCAAACATGGCTTTAACTCAAGTAACAACTCGTGGCATAGCGAAGGGAGTTGAAATTGTTTTGTCAGGAGGACTTACTGGAGATCCTTCAATAGCATGGCAGAATGATGAAGATACTGGACTTTATAGTAGTAACGCTGGTTATACTGATTTTACATCAAATGGAACTACAGTATTAAGTATTGGTCCTGATGGATTTAATTTTCCTTCAGGCGCAGATGCACCATTTAAGTTTAACGGATCTACAATTGTCACATTTAAAAATAATAGCTTAGACGTAGCATCTGGAAAACAACTTATCGTTCCACAAGGTAGTGTTTCCAATCCATCTTTAGCTTATAATAATGATAATGATACTGGTATATTCAGTGGTGGCGATGGACAAATTGATTTTGTTTCAAATGGTACTGTAAAATTAACTGTTAATGCAACAGGTTTGGTTCTTCCTACTGGAACTGTAGGTTCTTCAATTAATATTACGAATAGTCTTAGAAATATCTATGTAAGTGCAAATGATACTTTATCAACTGACTCTTTAGCAAATAATGGTAGAAACTTAAACAAACCTTTTAAAAGTATACAAAGAGCGTTACTTGAAGCCGCAAAACAATCTTGGGTAAATGGCCCTGGCGATGAAGCTGGAGAATATGGTGCTGATTTATTTGAGTATTTCACAATTGTTATATTTCCTGGCGAGTATGAAATTGATAACAGGCCTGGAGATGGATCAAATGCTAGTGTTTTAATAGAGAGTTCATATACTGATGATACTCTAATGAGTAACATTTATAGATTTAATGACGAAAATGGTGGTGTGATTGTTCCTCGTGGTACATCACTTGTAGGTCTTGACTTAAGAAAAACTATTTGTAGACCATCATATATTCCTTCTCCTGTTGATGCTTCAGCTGGTAGAGCTGCAATGTTTAATGTAACTGGTGGATGTTACTTCTGGCAACTTACATTTAAAGACAGTAATAAAACTGCACCATATAAGTCTGCAAGTGCAACTTATACTAATAGTGGTGCTGACGTATTCCCATGTTCTCATCATAAATTAACTGTATTTGAATATGCGAGTTCACCAGCTTTAACTAACTACTATACTAAAATTGACAAATATAGTGTTCTTGATGACGTAGTTTTAGTTGGAAATCGTCAAGGTGATGCAAAAACACTTTTAGAAGCAAATAAAAGATTTATTGCTGAAGTTGCTGTAAGTAGAATGCTTGCAAACTTCACTAGTTTCAGTGTGCCTGGCGGTAGAGCAAATTGTGAGGATGATATCGAAGATGTTGTTGAAGCAGTTGCTTATAACGTAGGTTATGGTTCAAACAATAAAGTTTGGGATGCTTCAAACCTTTATGTAAATGGTGGTGCATTACAACACTTAGTTGGTGAAGAAACTGAATCAGTATACGCATTTAACGAAGCAAGAAATATCGCTTTACAAGTTATCAATAACGTAGATGTTACAGTTGTATCTGGACAGACAGCACTTACACAGGTTAAAGATTTAACAATTACTGCTGATCCATCAACAGGATCAAATACTGATGCTGCATCATGTGCTAACGTAAGATCTTCAATTACAACTTTATTTGGAATTGTTACTAATACTATTAGTACACCATCTAGTCTTGCGAGTGTCACAAGAACTACTCCTGCTACTGCACCTTCTTCTGAAGACTATATTCAGAGAATCGAAGAAAATAGAATTGTTGGTTCAGTTGCAACCGCTGGTGTTTCTGATACAGTTGGTTCTGCTTCTCCATATATCTTTAACTGTTCATTAAGATCAGTATTTGGTATGAATGGTTTGCATGCTGATGGTTCGAGAGCAACTGGTTTCAAATCGATGGTTCTTGCTCAATACACTGGTATTGCACTACAGAAAGATAACAGAGCATTTGTTGGTACTAACCTTGCACAAGGAACTCTTCAAAATAATGCTGATAGTATAGAATATAGAGTTGATCCTGATTCTGTATACAGAGATGATTGGAGACATTACCATATTAAAGCATCTAACGATGGATTCTTACAAGTTGTATCCGTGTTTGCTGTTGGTAATGCAGATCACTTCCTTGCTGAGTCAGGTGGTGATATGTCAATCACTAACTCAAACTCTAACTTTGGTAACTGTGCATTAAAAGCTGTATCACACAGACCAAATGCATTTGCTCAAGATTCTGGTGGATATGTAATTGGACTTGTACCACCTAGAGGAATTAACTCTGAGAGTGATTCACTTGTTAATATTACTGAAATTGATGTCGGTCATACTGTGACTGCATATGAAGCTGCTAGAGCAGCAAACGTTGAATCAACATTTAAGAAAATTTATATTAAAATTGCTGGTAATTCAGAAGTTGCTGAAGCAGATATTCCAGAATTTTATGAAACAGATAGTAGTGGTAACGTAACTAAGGCAGAACTTCTTATAAGCGGTTTAGATTATAACCTTGGTAAGAGAAAATATTCTGATACTAATCCAGAAGCTGTTTATGCATTTTTACCAAAATCTGCTGATGATGCAACATCTCAATTATTTGCTGCTAGATTAAGAGCAAGAGATACATCAAATCTTGGAACTAATAAAGATCCAGCAACGACTCAAAACTCTGTCACAACTAAAAATGACAAACGTACATATTATGGTTGGGAATATACACAGACAGTAAGTGGTGTAGATAAAGGTAGAGTTTGTCTTCTAGTTAGTGATGGTAGAGCAGACGGAACTATTAATGCTACTGGTATTCCAGTCGCATATGACAATATTACATCAAATGGTGCTACTTACGCAGATTTAACAAGTGGTGCTACAAATGCGATTGTTAATGCAAGACCATGTAACTCTGCTGGTACTTTCCTTACCACAGCTCAACTAGGTGGTCGTTCAAGTCAAATTAGAGTATACGTCAATGTAGATAGTACATCCAAAGCAATTACTGCAATTAATCAATATGACCCAGCTGGTAACGATTTAGAAACTGGTAGTGGATTCTCTAATAATGATTATCTCAGACTTTTAGATGGTGCTGGTACATCATTAGGTATTAGAAGTGGTACAGGTCCTGTAGTTTTCCAAATTAATGGAGTTACATCAGTTACATCTGGTAGTTTCTCATCTGAAAACATCAAACCATTTGGATATATTCCATTTGCTTCAATTGGTACTAGATATGGTGCAATTACAGATGATGTTGTTTTAACTTCTCAAGCATCGACTTCTCTTGCACTTCTTAGAAGATTAACACAGAGAAGAGATACTAATGGAGATAATCAGACTTCATCTGCTGATAACTATGAATTTGATGCAAATACATCTTCAAATATCTACATTAAACGTCTTCAAGATAATCGAGCATCATTTGGAAATGGTGAGTTCTTATGGAGAATCATTTATAAGATGCCAAAAGGTAGTGCTGGATCTCAAGAACTAAAAGCACCAGAACCAAGGTTTACTTTACAACTTAGAGATACAAATGCTACATATCCGTTCACTTATACAAGTACAAACAATTTCCCAAGATCTTTCTACATTTATAATGTAGAACCTCTTATTGAATATGTACATACCTCTAGAGATGGTTATTATATGCTAACTGTTCTTGATGGTAATGTCAACACTAAAGAAGATGGTAGCACATTTGGAAATACTATTACTTATGGTGTACAAACAACCTCTGGAACAAGTTACACAGTTGCAGATACAACTGTAACAGGCCTCGGCGTTTCTCAAAATATCAACTATCTATATCCAGAAATTGACTTAGATAATCCAAAATGGAATCCTCGTCCATCTGTTTCTAGATATAGAGATGATGTTGGTAATACGATTCCTCGTGATAATAATCTTACAACTCATGGATATGATAGAATTACACAATATTCTCTCACATCAGAAGCAACTCTTAAATTCTTAAATGAAGTTCTTGCTGGTGGTACTATTTCTGCTAACTTAACTAACGAGTTGGTTCTAACAAGTATCTTCCCAAGTTATAGCACCATGACAGAAGCGGCAATGATCGCTCCTTATACTGCTGATGCTGGTTCCACTGATTCAAAAGATGATTACGGTGTGAATAAAGCAGCAGTTACATCATATGCAAATGATATACCGACATTTAGTGATAGAGTTATTCTTCTTGATTCTAATGTCACATCAAGTACAACTGCTGGTATTCCAGTAAACTTACACAGACCATCTATTCTTCGTGCTTCTGGTCACACTTGGGAATACGTTGGTTTCGGGCCTGGTAACTACTCAACTGGTTTACCTAGATTCCAAACTAAGGTTCTTAGTTTACAGAAACAGGTTAATGCTCAACAGATTGAAGGTGCTGGTGGTTTCGTTGCATCATCTGGTACTAACTCAAATGGTGACTTCTTTATTGGTAATCAGGTGATTGATACGAAGGGTAACAAGTCTAGTACATTGAACTTCCCGAAAGTCAAGACTTCTGCTGACAATAAGTTAATCAACTTCGCTGATGTTGGTTCTCTTTCATCTAACTCTTCTACATCTTCCTTTAACCCATCATCATTTAGTGCAACCTTAACTGAATCTCTTGCGACTTTACAACAAGCACAACAGAACAGCTTTAAGACTGCAAACTTAGAAGCAACAACTGCAACTATTAATACTCTTAAAGTTCAATCTAAGATTGAAATTGCAAGCACTGTATTCCAAGATACAGCTAATTTCCCTGCTTCATCACAAACACAATTTGGTTTTGTACAGAGAGCACAACAAGATTGGGAGGATCTTTCTAAGACTACTTCTGATTGGACTGCACAGGCAGATAGATTTGTTTCACCACATGATTTAGATGCATGGGCAACTAAAAACGCCTTTATTACTACAGTTCCAATCGTATGGCCACTTGGTCTTTCTGATATTCCTGCTTCTGGATCATATAGTGCTGCATCTGCTGCTGGTTCAGTAACAGACGCTGATTCGTTAAAGTTAACTTCTAACTTTACATTTACACCTCTTGGTAGTTCTACTGATACTAGATGGTATTCTGGTAATATCACAAACCTAGTTTTAGGAACTATTACAAATATTGCAAACTATAACGGTAGAAGTGGTCAAATTTATGTTTCTTATCCATCTCAAGTTCAATTAGGAGGTATTCATCCTACTAATACTTGGTCGCCAGTATCTCTTAACTTTAGAGGAATCGATGACACTGATGGTAGTCCTGTAAACTACTTAAAAGGAACTGTCTTCTTGATAACCTACTACATAAATGAGGGTAAGGCAGTTTATGTAACCAATGTTATTTCTTAATTACTGAAGGATTAATCGATGTCAAACGCAATAGGTTTTTGGGCTAAACCAAAAAAGGTTTTCGCAATATCAGGAGGTGGATCAAATCCACTGAAAGTAGATGCTGTATTTGCTACCGATAATTCTGGTAGTATGAACTCCTATTTAAATTGGGAAGATGATCCAGCTACTGTAGATGCTTTTAACAAAGCTTTAGTTGCAGCTGGAATTGGAGTTAAAAATATAGAAGCTTTAGATGATGCAAATGCAAATAGAATTTCAAGAACTTATTTTGGAGAGTATAAACAACAGGTTGTTTCTAGTTTAAAACTTGTACGAGTGAGTGGTATTACACTTTCTAGTTCATGGAATCCTACTTCTCTTCCAGTAGGAAACACTGCAACTATAAAAAGAAGTGGTTCAATAATTGGAAATGCTGGCGGTTATGTTATATACGCATGGGATACAAGAACTGATTATAACGATAGTAGTATTACCTATAATGAAATAGCTTTTCAAGGTACAAATAATACTGGTGCAAGTACACTTCCTGATATAGAAGTTGGAGATACTATTAGTAGTGGTAGTACTGGTAGTGGTAGTAATTTAGGTACTGTTACAGAGGTAATTGATCTCTCAAATCCTTATCAATATTATGTTGCTGGTGATTTACGATTAAGATATTTTTGGGCAAAAAGAGCAGGTCCTACTGGATCATATCAAAAAAACTCTGGTAGTGGTGGTGGAACTGGGTCAAACTCTGAGGACGCATTTAATATTGTACTAAAAACAGTTGGTACAGATTTAAATTGTACTACTGACCCTGCAACTAGTATTACAACATGTGATGGTTATAATCCAAGATCATCTTCAAAGTTAGTATTTGTTGCAAATACGAATGAACATGATACAGGTATGGATACATGGTTAGATAAAGTTAAAAAGCTTTTAATTGATAAGAATGGAGTATATATTGGTAATATTGGTGGATATACATTAAATTATGATGTAGGTATTTTACCACACTATAAACAAGCACCCGATTATAATGGTACTGTAACAAATAACTCTGCTGGTAAAAATAGTTTTGGTACTTGGGGTGATCCTGGCACAAATGGAGTGCCTGCTGCTGATGCAAGAGGATTTATTCCAATTCGAGATTTTGTTCAAGATATAGTTGTAGATTCATTTACAACAGCTGGTCAAAATACAATTAATAATATTCCAACTGGATGGTATCGAGGTGTTAAATTTGATTTAAAAACTGCACTTAGTTCAGATAGTGCTGCGATTCAAGCAAGAGTAAGAGCTCAAATTAGATGTGATGTAAAAGTTGATTTTGTAACTGGTAGTACTGGTAATAAAACATTATCAATTCGTAAGGTTGTATTCCCTGGCTATGGTTATAGAGTTGGTGACACTCTTACACCGAATGCCCCTGCATCAGGAAACACTATTTTTAGTGGTTTAAAAGATGAGATGATTCTAAAAGTTACTAGAACTAATGATATTAATTACAAGAGTGCAAGTACAACATTATTCAGTGGAATATATACAAAAGATTTTAATAGAATTGTATTTTTAAATCAATATGGGCCTGTTACAGGTTTAACTGTCGTTCAAGGTGGTAAAGGATATACTACTGCAACTGGTTCATCAACATTCTTTACTGAAGATGACCCACAAATTCCTGCTTCTAATAAATCTGGATTTAATAATAAAGGTGAAGGTACTGGATTAACTGTTAATTTAGCAGCTGGTAATCTTTCAAGTGGTGTTGTGACTTCAGCAACAGTCAATGCTGCTGGTACAATTTATAATGTAGGAGATCAAATTATTCTTTCACACCCAGATACAGATGCAAACAGAAGAGGAAAAATTTTAACATTTAGTATTACAACTGCTGGGTCTGGATATTCTACTGGTACTGATATTGGAACGAATAATAAAAGTGATATTTCTGTTGGACAAGGATTAAAAATTGATATTACAGGTGTTGATGGTTCTGGTGGAATTACAGCAGCTTCAATCAACAGTGCTGCTTCAGCTGGTGGTCGTGATTATAATGTTGGTGATATTCTTGAAGTTGTTGTTGGAACAAATAAAACTGCAACAATTACTGTTACTGATGCACATACAGATTGTATTCTTGAAGTATCTACAATTACATCTCAAACACATGCTGATGATACATTATATAATTATCCATCATCTCTAGATAATTTTAATTTACTGAGAGAAAGAGCGTATCTTGCCAGAGATGTTAATTTTATAACTCGAAACAATGACCCACAGAATTTAGGTGTACTTAAAGCTGGTATTCCTCAAACTGGTTGTGTGCCAGAACAAACTGCATATCGGTTCACAATGACTGGTACTGCTGGAAGTAATACAGTTACAATTACAAATAGTAATGGTAATGCGACAAGTGTTGATTGGAGTAATGCCATTAATACAATTAATCCTGCTGAGGATTATGATACTTCTACTACTGAGTATGGAGTTTTACATAAGAGTCAAGTATGGAATGGTCAAAGAACTGCACCTAATGATGGTAATGGTAATCAGGTATTGACTTTGAAACCAAATATACCTTGGGATGTTTATATTACTTCAATTGGTTCTCCTAGTAATGGTAGTAGCGCTCCAACTACATCGTCAACTGTTTCTGTAACTTTAAGTGCAGCATTAAATGGTGATGTAACTAATGAAGCAGTTTACATTGGTAGAAGAAGTGCTTCTTTCCAATCTGGATCTAGACATCGTTGGGATCATACATCATTGGCAAAAGAAACTGGCGGTGGTATTTTCTTCCAAGTAGGTCCATTTAGTAGTGGTCCTATCAATGGAGCTCCATCTGGTACTCCAACTGGTAATATCTTCTCATATTATGATACGAGTACAGGTGTCGATTCTACTGCATTTGGTAATAGAAAATGGGATACAATTCGTATTTTTGGAGAAGATCTCGGAACCTCAAACCCTGACTTTAGAATACAGTTTGGTCGAACCATTGGAAAGATGGTCGGTGAATACTTATTCAAGACTGCTTGATAAATAGTAAAAAAAGAATTGCATTATGGCAACAACGATTAAACCAAAAAGAAAACATTCGACTGGTGCTCCATCTCTCTCAGATTTAGCAAGGGGTGAACTTGCTGTAAACACCGCTGATAAAAAAATCTATATGAGAGATGAATCAGGTGGAGGTACGCCAGGAAATGACGCTATCGTTGAGGTTGCTAATACTCTTGCTGGTGGTGCAACTGTTGATGATGCAATCGTTATGGCAATCGCATTGGGATAGATAAATGGCAAATACCTTCAAAAGTTATACAAAAGCGAATATCTCAACTACACTTACAGACGCTTATACAGTGCCTGGAGCAACTACTACAGTTTGTATTGGTATTAACGTTTCAAATACAACTGGAAATCAAATTATTATAGATATAAAATTTGATAAAGCTGCTGGTGGAGCAGATGACATCTATTTGATTCGGAATATGCCGATTCCAAGTGGTGCATCTTACGAATTTATCGCTGGTAGTAAGTTAGTGATGGAAACAGGAGATAAAATTCAAGTTTTATCTGATACCACTAATAGCGTAGATTCGTTAATATCTGTACTGGAGCAGACCTAAAATGGGATTACACGGAAGACAACTATCTCCAACTAGAGGTTACAATGATACTGATGTCAGAGTCATTGATGATATAAGTAGCGGTTTCAATACGAGTACTACTACTTTTAATCTTACAGATGGTGGTGCTGTTTATCGAGCTTTTAGTGAAGAACAAATATTAGTTATTCTTGGTGGTATCATACAGAAACCAAAAACAGATTATACTATTAATAATACTGCTGCAACTCCAACAATAACTTTTACCACTGCTCCTCAAGTTGGTCTTGGTTGTGAGATTAGATCAATTCATGGTGCTTCATGGAGAAATGTATCAAATGATCAAGTCAAACGTAGATCAATTGATATTACAGAATCAAGTAATCCAACAGTAGATGTAAACGAAGGCGATATTTACTATAATACGACTGAGGATGAACTTCGAGTTTATAATGGAACTGAATGGGATAGTGCTGGTGGAGGCGGTGCCTCTAAGGTATATTCTAAAACAGTTTTTGCATATCAAAATGTAATAAATTCAAATATCAGTATTGCATCGCCATATAATACTGGTGTAATCTATACAGATCCAAATGTTACTGTTGATATTGAAAATGGTAAACAGGTGGATGTGGATGGTGATTGCATTTTAATTATTGCTGATATATAATGGCTTATCCTGTAGATTACATTGATAATGCATTTAAGAATGTTCAGAAGCAATCAATTGCTTCAAATGTGAGTATATCATCTCCATATAAAGTTGGAGTTATAAGGTCTGTCTCAGATCTTACAGTGGACATCGAAAATGGTGTTCAAGTTGACGTTGATGACGGTTGTGTCTTCATTGTCAAAGATCTATAAATAAAAGAAAAACAAAGTATTATGTCAACACTCAGAGTAGACAATATAAAAGGTCGAACTGCTACTACAGTTAATGTTCCTTCCACAGAAACTTTTGCTGTTGCTGGAAACCAAACAGTTGGAGGAAACGTTACTGTTACTGGTACGCTAACAGTTAGTGGTGGAGGTTCATTCAGTACATCTGGTGCTGTTACTGTTGGCGATTTGACTGTTAATGGTACTACAACTACCATCAATTCCACAACACTTAGCGTGGATGATAAAAATATTGAGCTAGGTTCAGTTGCTTCTCCGTCAGATACCACAGCAGCTGGTGGTGGTATTACTTTAAAAGGAGCTACAGATAAAACATTTTTATGGGATAGTACAAGTTTAAACTGGACACCAACGCCAGGATTTACTGTTCAACATACTCAAGAACCAGTTAGAGCTGTTACCGTATCGAGTGCTGGAGATTTTTCGATTACTTATAACTATAATACTAATACTGAGAATGTTTTCTTTATACAGGCAAACGAAACTGGTAATTTTACTCTTGCATTAACAAACCTTCCTACTACATTAGGTAAAGCATATACATTTACATTCATTATAAATCCTGCTAGTAGTAAAACTTGTAGACCTAAAGATATTACGATTAATGGTGGCGCTGCATCTGATGTACCAATTCGTTTTGCTGGTAGTACTGCTCCTACAAACAGTTCTACAAATGGTGACGAAGATATTTACACTCTTACAGTATTAAGAAGACCAGACACAGCTGGATGGATGGCATTCTGTAATTTCTCAAATGGATTTGGTAGTTAATCTATGGCACTTGGTATACTTTCAACAACTACAGGCTCATTAAGCTTTGGAATCCCTCCTCAAGCTGGATCAGGTGGTACTGAGACTGAGATCACAGTTAGTGGAGTAAAGTATGCTGTGCATACATTTACTTCAACTGGTAACACTAACTTTGTTCTTTCTAGACAAGTTACAGGACTTCAAGTTCTCATGGTCGCTGGTGGCGGTGGAGGAGGAACTGATAACTCTGGTGGAGGAGGTGCTGGAGGTCTTGTTTACTATGGTACTGAAACTCCTACTGGTAGAACAACTCCGAATGGTGGAAATCAAACTTGGAATGCTGCAACTTATGTAGTTACAGTTGGTAGTGGTGGTGCTGGTGGTGGTGGTGTAGTTAACACTGCTACATCTAACGGTACTAATAGTCAAGTTAATGGAACTAGTTTTAACCACAGTGCAACTGGTGGTGGAGGTGGTGGTACTGGTAATACTGGTATGCTTGATGGTAAAAATGGTGGATCAGGTGGTGGTGCTGCCCATGAGAATGGTACTGGTGGCGGTATCGGTGGCGCTGGTGGTGCTGTAGGAAATGCTGGTCAAGGAAATAATGGTGGTGCTGGTGCTAACGGTGCTGGAGGTGGCGGCGGTGGTGCTGGTGCTGCTGGGCAAGCTGGTAATCAAAGAGGTAGTCAACTAGGTGGTAATGGTGGAGGTGGTATAGAATATTCAATAAGTGGTAGTGCTGCATTTTATGCTGCTGGAGGCGGTGGTGGTAACGAAAACAGCGTCTATAACCAAGCAGCAAGAGCAAGTGGTATCGGTGGTCAAACAAACCCTTCTGCAGGCGGATATGCAACTGCTGGTATAGCAAATACTGGATCTGGTGGAGGTGGTATATCACACCCAGGCGTAGCTAATGGTGGTACATATGGTGGTGATGGTGCTAGTGGAATCGTAATTATTAGATATCCAAAATAAGGGTTGACAGAAGTGTAAAGTTATGTTAATATAAATACATCAGTGGTGAAATCCACATAATCTAAAATTATAAAGGACTCGAACGGATCGCCCTCCTTTGTAGACTGCTCTCAAACCAAGACCTATAGGCAGAATAATACTTCGTCTTTTATCCAGTAGCGAGGGGTTACTGGAAATAAATATCGCTTCTACCCTTGGAGCCCTATTTAACGTCTTATTAAAATGACAACCTCTAATCTAACACGCAGACAAGGACTCCTACAAGGATGGCCTGAGTTCTGTGAATGGGTAACTTCAACAAACAACAGAATCTATGTTGGTTGGTTCGGAGTACTCATGATCCCATGCTTACTCGCAGCAGCAGCATG